TGTTGCCAAGATCGATAGTATCCATGCTGACCTCATTTCCCCTTAACGCCGGGGTAGCGGAACAAAAACCTGCTGCATAGTTATTAAAGTTGAACCCTGCCGTCATGTTCTTACGCCTCGGGCTGGCTACTTAACCCCTGACCACTGCCTGGTAACTCGAAGTATTGCCCTGCATTCTGTGGGGCGGGGTGGGTGGCAGGTATATAATGTACTTTGCGTTCATTGTTGTAAAGTACTTTTAGTACATTCTGTGTGTAAAAAAATGAGATGGGATAAAGTGAAGCACAAACCCGGAGGAAGGCGCTACCGGATTTATGCTGGTTTAAGAGGCTTTTTGTTTTTTCTTTCGTGCTAACTCTTCGTAAATTGCATTGTACTTCTGTTTTTTCTCTTCAAGAGTTTTTAAAAGTTCATCTGTCTCACTGTCAGGGAGCTCGTCCAGAAGGTCAATGATGATTTTTTGTCTTGGATTTAACTCCTGATAGAAACGTACCTGTCCACTTTCTTCTGTATCCTCTCCCAAAAGATAGGTTGGTGTTGTTCCTATTAGTGTTGCTAATTCCCTTAATTTCTCCCGGCGAGGAATTGTTTCGCCATTAAACCATTTGCTAACCGCTTTTGGTGTTAATTTCATTCGACGGGCAATTTCTGCCTGCCTTCCATGTTGTTCATAACCAGCGTTTTCACAGGCTAGCGCAAGCCTACTGGCGAACTCTTTACGCGCTTTATCTTCATGAACCATAAGTTCAATGATATTCGCTCTTGAATGTACTGTCAGTTCTGTTATAGCATGTACTCAAAGTTCACATTGTGAGGGGGATATGAACCAGAAAACACTTGAAGATGTAATCAAAACTGTTCGCGTTGCTGTTGTGGCCGACGTTTGTGGTGTCAGCCAAAGAGCAATCTATAAATGGATGGATAACGGAAAATTGCCTCGCACAGAATATACCGGCGAAACAAATTACGCTGAAAAAATCGCTCTTGCATCAAACGGATTATTTTCTGCCGATGCAATTTTAACTATTGGCAGGAATAAAACTACTACGAAAAAGCTGATGGGAGTTGATTCATGAAAATCAAGCATGAACACATCCGCATGGCGATGAATGCCTGGGCGCATCCGGACGGCGAAAAAGTACCGGCTGCGAAAATTACCAAAGCGTATTTCGAGCTGGGAATGACGTTCCCGGAACTGTATGACGACAGCCATCCGGAAGCCCTGGCCCGTAATACCCAGAAAATTTTCCGTTGGCTGGATAAAGACACCCCTGATGCTGTTGAAAAAATGCAGGCTCTGTTACCGGCGATCGAAAAGGCGATGCCGCCTTTGCTGGTGGCCCGTATGCGCAGCCACAGTTCTGAATATTACCGTGAGATCGTCGAACGGAGGGATCGGCTGGTGAAGGATGTCGATGATTTTGTTGCGTCAGCGGTTGTTTTGTATGACCAGATGAATCGCGGCGGCCCGGCAGGGAATGCTGTGGTGATGCACTAAAAGCACGGTGTTCGGGGGTTTTATGAGCAGCAAGCTTCATGGTCTTGTCTGGGAAGGGTGCGCCTTCACCGGCATGATCTTATCCAGGGTGGCGGTTATGGCCCGTCTTGCAGACTACAGCAATGACGAGGGCGTGTCATGGCCTGCCATTGAAACTATCCGGCGTCAGATCGGTGCAAGAAGTGAATCCACAGTGAAATCGGCTATTGCAGAACTGGCGAAAGAGGGCTGGCTGACGAAGGAAGAGCGTAAGGTCGGTGGGCGTAATGTAAGCAATATCTATCGGCTTAATGTGGAAAAACTCGAAGCAGCTGCGGCGGCGGCGCGTGAGTCATATAAACCGAAAAGAAAAATTAGCCCGGCAAAAAATGACCCGTTAACAGTTGACCCGTCAAATATTGACCCCTCAACGGTTGACCCGTCAAATTTTGATGGATCAACCGTTGATAAAAAACTGCCGATTAGGGGGGCGATGATTGACCCCGATCCGTCAGTATTAAAACCTGATCCGTCAGATAAAAGATCTTCTTGTCCGGACGCTTCGCAACCGGACCCGCAGACGGCTGAACAGGATTTTTTAACCCGACACCCTGACGCGGTTGTGTTCAGTGCGATAAAACGCCAGTGGGGAAGTCAGGAAGATTTGGTGTGCGCACAGTGGATCTGGGGACGAATCGTGAGTCTTTACGAGCAGGCGGCCAGCTATGATGGCGAGATCACTAGACCGAAAGAACCCAACTGGACAGCATGGGCCAATGACGTTCGCACAATGCGGATGCTGGATGGCAGAACTCACAGACAAATTTGTGAAATGTTTGGGCGTCTCCAGCGGGATTCGTTCTGGGTAAAAAACATCATGAGTCCGGCAAAACTCCGGGAAAAATGGGATGAACTGGTTATCCGCCTGGGGCGTTTGCCTGCGCAGCGTTGCGTGAATCACATTTCTGAACCGGACACTGAAATACCGCCGGGATTCAGGGGGTGACGTGTCATGAAAAACATTGCGGCAGGCGGCGTTCTTGAACGTATCCGAAGACTGGCTCCGCCACATGTAACCGCCCCATTCAGAACGGTAGCGAAGTGGCACGAGTGGCAACTTGCTGAAGGCCAGAAACGTAGCGAGGAGATCAACCGCCTGAATCGCCAGTTGCGGGTGGAAAAAATTCTGAATCGCTCAGGCATCCAGCCGTTGCACCGTAAATGCTCGTTTGCGAATTACCAGGTGCAGAACGACGGTCAGCGATACGCGTTGAGCCAGGCGAAATCTATCGCTGATGAACTGATGACCGGATGCACAAATTTCGCGTTTAGCGGAAAACCTGGTACCGGGAAGAACCACTTAGCAGCAGCTATCGGGAATCGCCTGCTGAAAGACGGTCAGACAGTGATTGTGGTTACCGTGGCTGATGTTATGAGTGCCCTCCCCGCCAGCTATGACGATGGGCAGTCAGGCGAAAAATTTTTGCGGGAACTGTGCGAAGTGGATCTGCTGGTTCTTGATGAAATTGGCATTCAGCGCGAGACGAAAAACGAGCAGGTGGTACTGCACCAGATTGTTGATCGCCGGACAGCGTCGATGCGCAGCGTGGGGATGCTGACAAACCTGAACTATGAGGCCATGAAAACATTGCTCGGCGAGCGGATTATGGATCGCATGACCATGAACGGCGGGCTATGGGTGAATTTTAACTGGGAGAGCTGGCGTCCGAATGTCGTCCAGCCAGGAATTGCGAAGTAATTTTTACCGGGAGAAAAATTTAATGGAGACTGTTTTTGACGCACTGAAAGCAATGGGAAAAGCCACATCCATAGAACTTGCTGCGCGACTTGATATCAGTCGTGAAGAAGTGCTGAACGAACTATGGGAACTGAAAAAGGCTGGTTTTGTTGATAAAAGCGCGTACACCTGGCGTGTGGCTGATAACAACGTTCAGCAGGAACAGCCAGCGCAGGCAGAACTGCCGGAAGAAATCACCACAGCAACAGTAGCGAAAATCTCAGAGTGCGATTTAACCGCGACGATTGAACAACGAGGACCACAAACGGCTGATGAGCTGGCTACATTGTTTGGTACCACATCACGCAAAGTGGCTTCAACGCTGGCAATGGCAATCAGCAAAGGTCGTCTGATTCGCGTAAATCAGGGCGGTAAATTTCGTTACTGCATACCGGGCGATAATTTACCAGCAGAGCCGAAAGCAGCATCGGTAGCGGAAACTGATGGTAAGGCCTTTCCTCATACCGCAGGTGTTGCGTTACCAGTACAGGAGGCTGCAACACAGGAAGATATTAAAACAGAAACTGTGGCGGACATTGTGCAGTCGCTGCCATCGTTTACTGAAACGCGAGCGGATGACCTGGTTTTACCATCACTGCATATGGCAAACCGCGAACTGCGTCGGGCGAAAAATCATGTCCAGAAGTGGGAGCGAGTCTGCGCCGCGCTGCGGGAGCTGAACAAGCACCGGGATATTGTTCGACAGATTACTGATTCTTCCCGCCGTGTTGTATCGGAAAAGTGATTGCCGGAGGCGCTTATGGCAAAAGTATTTACACAAGAAGAGCGGGAAAAAATTAAAGGGCAGGTTGTTGAGCTAGTACGCCGGAGTGGGCGCGAGACGTTACGGCAACTGGAAGCCAAGACAGGTGCGACAAGATATCTGATGAGCGTTCTCGCCAGAGAGCTGGTTGCCAGTGGCGATGTATACAACTCTGGTTACGGGTTATTCCCGTCTGAACAGGCTCGTAAGGACTGGCAAAATGCCCGCAAAAAACTATCCAGGGCAAAGGTGAAGAAACCATCTGTGGTTGATCCGGACCTTATCTGGTCATTACCAGACGGAGAAATACGCCGCTACGACAGGCGTCTGAACATAATCTGTCGCGAGTGCCGGAAGAGCGAAGTTATGCAGCGTGTGCTGGCGTTTTATCAGAATGGTTTTCGAGAGAGGCTTGGAGATCAGGGATGAATAGAACGATGAAGGATGGAAGCTACATATTCTCGGTACTAAGATTTATTTTTCTGACACAAAATGACCATTTGGCGTTACATAATCCCAAAAAAACGTATCAAAAATCTCAAAATGCGTTACGATTAGAGAGTATTTTGATTCTGCGTGCTCATTTTTTGATTGCTGTGGCTTTTTGTTGTGGGAGTGTTGAATGGATTATTTATCAGAAGTGTTAAAAATCATTGAAGGTGCAACAAAGGCAAATGCTTCGATGGCTAGTAATTATGCTGGGTTGCTGGCAGATAAGCTCGAACAAAAAGGGGAGGTCAAGCAAGCCAGAATGATAAGAGAAAGGTTGCTTAGAGCTCCCCAGGCGTTGGCAGGAGCTCAAAGGGCTGGAGGTGGGATATCTCTGGGCTCATTACCGGTAGATATTGATAGTCGACTCAACACTGTTGATGTCAGTTATCCTAAATTAGACAGTTCAGAGATTTTTCTGCCTGCAGCAATCAGTACCCGTGTTGAAGAGTTTATCACTAATGTTCAACGTTATGATGAGTTTGTTAAAGCTGATGCAGCATTGCCGAGTCGTATGCTCGTGTATGGAAAGCCAGGAACAGGTAAGACTATGTTATCTAAGTACATCGCTACCCGCTTAGATTTTCCACTTCTTACAGTGCGTTGCGATACTTTGATTAGTAGTTTATTGGGACAAACCAGCAAAAATCTTAGACAGGTTTTCGATTATGTAATGCAGAGGCCATCAGTGCTTTTTTTAGACGAATTTGATGCTTTAGCTGGAGCAAGAGGTAATGAGAGAGATATAGGTGAGCTTCAGCGAGTTGTCATTTCACTATTGCAGAATATGGATGCGGCATCAGAGGATACGGTAATTATTGCCTCAACTAACCATGAGCAACTTCTGGATCCTGCAATCTGGAGGCGATTTAGCTTCAGAATTCCAATGCCTCTGCCTGACATACATCAGAGAGAGTTAATTTGGAAAAATCGTTTAAAGAATATGATATGTAGCGATCTAGATTTAAGTGATTTATCAAGAAAATCGGAGGGATTATCCGGAGCAATAATTGAACAGGTGAGCTTGGATGCACGTAGGGATGCAGTTATTGAAGGTGCAAGTGTGATAAATCACCATAAATTGTATAGGCGTTTGTATCTTGCGCAATCGCTTATGGAAGGTGTAAATTTAAGCACTTACGAAGATGAAATTCGTTGGTTACGTTCTAAAGATAAAAAATTATTTTCTATCAGAGTTCTTGCTAATTTGTACAAACTTACATCAAGAGTAATTTCAAACATTCTGAAGGAGTCAGGAGCATATGAGCAGAAGGGGTACACAGTTTAGTAACGCAAAAGTTACAAACCCAATGTTAAGAATCCCTTTTTCCAGTAGTGACTTGGGTGCAATAGTAAACGCTGGCGGTGGGGCAAAGGTATTGGTTGATGTAACAGCCGAATATAGACAAGGGCTAGTAAGAAATTTAACAACCAGTAAACATTATTTAGAATCCAAACTTTCAGAGTACCCTGGAAGCTTGGGTACTTTGGTTTTCAAATTAAGAGACCAGGGAATAGCCAAAACGCATAGGCCGAACAAAATTGCTCAAGAGGCTGGATTGCAAAATGCCGGTCATGCCAAAATAGATGAAATGTTGGTTGCTGCTCATGCCGGCTGTTTTGACGTATTAGAGTCAGTCATTTTACATCGGAATATTAAAGCGATTTTGGCTAATCTAAGCGCGATTGAGCGCATTGAACCTTGGGATGAGAATAGGAAGGTTCCAGGAGGCACTGATGGTTTGTTTGAATCATCAAACATCCTTGTACGACTATTTGAGTACACAGGTGAAGATGCAACTTACAACAACTATGAAAACGTTATTTCTATATTAGAACAACACGGAGTTAAATATGATGAGATTAGACCAAAATGTGGTCTTCCCTTATTAAGGATAATGGATTTATCCCCAAATGATAGATATATATTAGACATTCTCATTGATTACCCGGGTATAAGAACGTTAATTCCAGAACCAAAATATTCAGCATTCCCGGTTAGTGTAAGTGATTCTGTTGGCATTGAAACAAATAGCTTTCCCGTACCATCAGAAGAATTACCCATTGTTGCTGTATTTGACACTGGGGTAAGCCCCATCGCGGCAACAATTACTCCTTGGGTAGTGAGTAGGGAAACATACGTAATTCCTCCTGATACGAGTTATGAACATGGGACTATGGTGTCTTCATTGATATCAGGCGCTCATTTTTTAAATGACAATCATCCATGGATTCCTGATACAAAATCTAAAATCCATGATGTTTGTGCTTTAGATGGAAATGGATCTTATATATCAGATTTAATTCTGAGGCTAGCAGATGCTGTAAATAAAAGACCAGATATAAAAGTCTGGAATTTGTCTTTGGGAGGCGGACCATGTAATGAGCAGATGTTTAGTGATTTTGCGATGGAGTTAGATCGGCTCAGCGATAAATTTGGTATTTTGTTTGTAGTTGCTGCAGGTAATTATGTAGATGAACCTATACGTACATGGCCAAATCCTGATCCGCTTGGAGGTGCTGATTTAATTTCCTCTCCTGGAGAGTCAGTCCGAGCACTAACAGTTGGTTCAGTTTCTCATATGGAAGCTAATGATGCTTTAAGTGAAATTGGAACACCGACACCATATACTCGTCGTGGCCCTGGGCCTGTATTTACTCCAAAGCCAGATATAATCCATGCTGGCGGTGGGGTTCATAGACCTTGGAATGTAGGAGCAAGCAGTTTAAAGGTCGTAGGGCCAGATAATAGGCTTTGCTCTAATTTTGGTACTAGTTTTGCTGCTCCAATTGTGGCAAGTTTAGCTGCGCATACATGGCAGAGAATAGCCACTAATTCAGACTTTAATGTTTCACCATCATTGATTAAAGCATTATTAATTCATTCCGCTCAATTATCTTCTCCTGATTACTCGCCAAGTGAAAGACGCTATTTGGGAGCGGGAATTCCTAATGAGGTTATTGAGACCTTATATGATAGTGATGATAGGTTTACTCTGATTTTCCAAACATTCTTGGTTCCTGGGGTGAGGTGGAGAAAGGAAAACTATCCCATACCATCGGCACTTATTCAAAATGGAAAATTTAAAGGTGAGATTGTAATTACTGCTGCATATGCACCACCACTGAACTCTAATGCCGGCAGTGAATATGTTCGCGCGAACGTAGAGCTAAGTTTTGGCTTAATTGAGAATAATACTATAAAAGGAAAAGTACCTATGGAAGGAGAAAACGGTCAATCTGGATATGAGAGAGCTCAAATTGAGCATGGTGGAAAGTGGTCACCAGTAAAAATTCATCGCAAGGCATTTAATAAAGGAATTACTTCGGGTAACTGGGCTCTTCAAGCTAAAACAACGTTGAGAGCGAATGAACCGGCCTTAATGGAGCCTTTACCTGTAACTATTGTAGTAACTTTAAAATCATTAGATGGAAACACACAAGTTTATGCTGATGGCGTAAGAGCTTTAAATGCTAATAACTGGGCTCACTATCCATTGCCTGCTCGTGTGCCAGTTTCCGTATAACAACTATATAAATCAAACCCGCTGTAGCGGGTTTGATTTATTTGTGGGTGTGTTTTATAAAAATACCGCCCATACACAACAAAATACAAAAAGTATTACAGATAAAAAAGGAGCGTAATGTGCAGATTTGTTGTTTTCCATATTTACTCACCTTAATATGATTAATCCCGATAAGATTGTTATTTCAGCGGTTTTCAAATGAAATATTATGCTAATTTGGCAGATTTGCATAACATTAAAATTTAATTTATCTAACCGCTTTTAATAATAAGCGTTGTATTTTTATCCCAGCAATCTGTTGTTTGGTTTTTATTCCATTAAGGTGGGGCTTTACACTGGAGCCAGTTTATTTATACTTCATACGTCAGCCTGAACAACTGGCACCTGCTGCGCCAGCAGAGAAAACAGATGGCGCACGATACCAAATTTTACAATTCGGATAACTCTGCCGCCCCTGCCAGCAGGCACGGGCGGCGTTCTCATGCATTCAAATCTGACTGGTATCAGCACGACCCCTGCACCGAAGAACAGGCTGAATGGCTCATTCAGTGTTACCGCGGGCGCGGATGCGAGGTTAAAAAAGCCCTTAGCCTCGACTACCGTCACTGGATAATCTCCGTCAGGCTCCCTTACTCAGAACGGCCAGCGCGTCCGTCCCGCACATTCCAGCAACGGATCTGGAGGTAATGTGCGGGTATTACTTCGATCTGTTCTGGTACCGGAACTCGGTCTGGTTATCGTTAAGCCAGGCCGTGAATCAATGTCAGCATTCCATAACGGCAGAATACTGGTGGAGCCGGAACCAAAAAGCATGCGTAATCTGCCGTCCGGGGTCGTTCCTGCCGCTCGCCAGCCGCTGGTGGAAGACAAAACATTGCTGCCGTTTTTCAGCGACGAACGAGTGATTCGTGCTGCTGGTGGCGCTGGCGCATTGTCTGACTGGTTACTGCGCCATGTTAAATCCTGCCAGTGGCCACACGGCGATTATCACCACAGTGAAACCGTCATTCACCGTTATGGTACCGGCGCAATGGTGTTGTGCTGGCACTGCGACAACCAGTTGCGTGACCAGACCTCAGAATCACTTGAGCAACTTGCTCACCAAAACTTGTCAGCATGGATGATTGACGTCATCCGTCACGCAATCAGCGGTACGCAGGAGAGGGAGTTATCGCTGGCCGAATTATCCTGGTGGGCGGTCTGCAATCAGGTGGCTGATGCGCTTCCGGAGTCTGTATCGTGTCGTTCACTGGGATTACCGGTGGAAAAAATCCGCTCCGTATACCGTGAGAGTGACATCGTACCGGGAGAACAGACTGCCACCAGCATACTGAAGCAGCGCACAAAAAATATTGCGCTGCCACTTCACGCCCACCAGCAACAGCCCCCACTCCAGGAAAAGACGTTAGTAAGCATCGCCGTTGATCCGGAGTCTCCGGCTCAGTATCTCCAGCGCCAGAAACCACAACGGGAAGAGATGCCTGTATACACGCGCTGGGTAAAAACGCAGAAATGCATGACGTGCGGTAATCAGGCAGATGATCCGCATCACATCATTGGTCATGGCCTGGGAGGTATGGGAACAAAGGCTGATGATTTGTTTGTTATTCCGCTGTGCCGTAAATGTCATAACGAACTGCACGCCGGGGTAAAAGATTTTGAAGAAAAATACGGCAGCCAGCTGTTGTTGCTGATTCGTTTTTTAATGCACGCGAGAAATTCGGGTGTCCTGAAGTGGAAAGCATGAATGACCGAACGCATAGAATTTGTTTTGCCTTACCCGCCAACGGTGAACACCTACTGGCGACGTCGTGGCAGCACATATTTTGTATCAAAAGCCGGTGAGCGTTATCGCCGTGATGTGGCGCTTATTGTTCGCCAGCAGCGGCTGAAATTAAGCCTGTCCGGAAGGCTGGCGATAAAGGTGATTGCAGAGCCACCGGATAAGCGTCGTCGCGACCTGGACAATATCCTGAAAGCACCGCTGGATGCGCTGACGCATGCGGGAGTGTTAATGGACGATGAGCAGTTTGATGAAATCAATATCGTTCGTGGTCAGCCAGTATCTGGTGGACGTATGGGGGTGAAGATTTACCCCATAATGCATGAAGAGCAGGTCAAAAAATGAAACTGGAAGATTTACCGAAATACTACTCCCCAAAATCCCCTGGCCTGACCGATGCATCGGCCTCAACGTCAAAAGATGCGCTGAGTATCACTGATGTGATGGCCGCGCAGGGCATGACACAGAATCGGGCTGAGATGGGTTTTTCTGCGTTCCTGGGGAAAATGGGCATCAGTATGAATGACAGGGCGCGGGCAACAGAATTACTGGCAGATTATGCACTCAGTCGGTGCGATCGTGTGGCGGCGTTGAGAAAACTTCCGGCAGAAATAAAACCGGTAGTGATGCGCATTATGGCTTCGTACGCTTTTGAGGATTATGCCCGCAGCGCAGCGAGTAAAAAGCAGTGCCCTTGTTGCTATGGGGAAAAATTTATTGAAAGCGTAGTTTTTACAAACAAGGTCCAGTATCCGGATGGTAAGCCGCCGGTATGGGCAAAGTGTACGAAAGGTGTGTATTCGTCTTACTGGGAAGAATGGAAAAAAGTCAGGGAGGGGGTAAAAGTTGCCTGTCCGGAGTGTGGCGGAAAGGGTGAGGTTTCCACCGCCTGTAAGGATTGCCGTGGGCGTGGTGTCGCCATTCATCGTGAAGAGTCGGTAAAACGTGGTATGCCTGTTATCAGAGACTGCCAGCGTTGTGGTGGTCGTGGCTATGAAAGACTACCATCAACGGAGGCATTTAATGCTATATGCGAGGTGACAAACCAGATAACACGCGCGTCATGGGAAAAAACAGTTAAGAAATTCTATGATGCGCTGGTGACCCGGTTTGATGTTGAAGAAGCATGGGCTGAGCGGCAGTTAAAAAAGGTAACTAGGTAACAAGGTTGATTTTTCCGGAATCTGTGGTAAATTCGTCATAATAATGGGCTTTTTATGCCTGACGTTAGAAGAGTTTCTACAACCCGCCGCCGAGCGGGTTTTTTATTGCGGAATTAATTACGGACCGTTATTATTCTGCTCCCGGCCCTTTAGCTCAGTGGTGAGAGCGAGCGACTCATAATCGCCAGGTCGCTGGTTCAAATCCAGCAAGGGCCACCATCACAAACCGCCATTAGCTTATCAGGAAGAGCAGACGACACGATAACAGGGTTGTTGGTGCGGGGGCGGGTCCCCGATGGCGGTCCATTATCGGTATTCAGCGTTGTTAGCTCAGCCGGACAGAGCAATTGCCTTCTAAGCAATCGGTCACTGGTTCGAATCCAGTACAGCGCGCTATATTCATTCTTCCAGATTCCTTCCGGCAGAGCCTTATACTGAAATATACCTGGCTCAGGATATTGTTGAAAATATTTTATGTTTGTCAAAAATAAAAGTTCTGTTAAGTATTGATTGAGTGTTTGTTATACGGTCTAATGGTTTTTTCAGCATTAAATATTTATCATTCATATGGTGTGGGTAGAGTGAATATTGATGAGGCGTCGGGGTGTTTCATCCTTAGGCAGCGTATTGATATAGTCAATGCAGGACGAGCAAAGGCCTTCAGCCGTTTGACAGTTTTGTTCTGTACTCCTGATCGTCTTTCGGGAAGAGACGTTATTATTCTGAATAGTGATGCTATACAGAGGGTTTGCGATGAGTTCATGGTTGCTAATTCAGAATTATTTGCTCTTGTTCAGGAGTACAACAGAATAGCCAGGACCTGTGGTATGGATGAACTTCGGATTACTCATCTGGGGTAGATACATATCTGGATTATCACTTGTTACGGTAAAAAGTGATTGCTTACTGTTTTTGTGAGTGGCATTGCAGCAGCCGGATAATGTCAGTGCTGGCTGACGGTGTGCTGGTGGCGGGTGTGGTGGTTGTTGCTTTCCCGTTGCTGAAAAAGAAAACGCCAGACTGTTAGCCGGGTATCAGTTAGCGGGAGAAATTTTTAAATACTTCACAATTCAGGCGGTTGACTGTTGTCTGGTTTGCGGGGAGTTTGTTAAAAGAAACTGGCATGGTGAATCCCCCTGTGCGGAGGGGCAATCAGCGAGTAGGTATATGGGATAATCGCGGATTCAGGTGCTGGTACTGAATTCACCGGGAGGCACCCGGCACCATGCAATGGCACATAGCGCCACTCTCCAGCCCCTCTCCGGAGGGGCTGTTTATATTGATTTTGTCAGATGTGAGTAAACTCCTTATGGACTTTGTTGTTTTAGTCCATAAGGACATATTTGCAGAGTGCAACGGTTATTAAAGCATTCATTCAATACGTTATCTGTATTTGTAGGACATTCCTGGCTGTTTTTGATTAAATTCCAGAATGTTTTATTGAATGGTACTACGTTGTAAATGGTTACAGGTAGCACTTTGTTATTGAGCATGATACCTGTGTGAGTCAGTGTAAATATACTTTCAGGAGGTAAGAAAGCATCCGATTGATACCAGATTATTAATTTTATTTTACTCCATATGACTGAAAAAGATATTCCGCATGATGGCTGGATAACTGTATCAATCACAATCCACTTCATTTAGCTTCCTTGTTTATGCCTTGCTGGTGATGTTCTGAAAAGTATAAATGATATTTTTGAATATAAACCATAGAGCAGAATTATTTTTCTGATGTTGTTTATTGTTTATTTAAATGCAGGGTGGTTTATATCTCGTCTTGTAGTTTATCCATGCATATCTGCTTGATGATCAGGTTTCTATTTAAGGTATGGTTTTGTGTTTTTTCTGTGTTACATGTCTGGTATTTTAAAGAATTATTTTTCAGATGGTGGAAAGAACCATGGCATTTAAACACTATGATGTTGTCAGGGCGGCGCCGCCGTCAGATCTTGCGGAAAAGCTGACACATAAACTGAAAGAGGGCTGGCAGCCGTTTGGTAGTCCGGTGGCCATAACCCCTTATACCCTGATGCAGGCGATTGCAGCAGAAGGTGATGTGGTGGTCAGTGGTGCAACTGAGCCCGAGTGATACTACGTCATCGTACTGGCCCGGCATTCCAGGCCATAAAAGACAGTCTGGCAGTGGGACTAAATGTACTGACGCTGACGGATATTACCAAAAATGCAACGTATGGCGTTGAGATAGAAAGTCTGGTGCTGGAGATAAATGCACCGGCATCATCATAAAAAGTGAGCCAGTCAAATGGAAGGTATCGTTAAACTCACCGGTAGTGTCAGTGGATCGTCTGAGACGCTTGCATGAGTTATCAGAGCCATCAGTAGTTAACTGGTGGCTTTTTTATTGTTGTCAGCTTCCGGATAACGGGAGACGGGGGATGGACCAGATGGAAAAAATCACAACAGGTGTGTCATACACCACGTCAGCGGTGGGAACGGGCTACTGGTTCCTGCAGTTGCTGGACAGGGTTTCCCCGTCTCAGTGGGCGGCAATAGGCGTGCTGGGGAGTCTGCTGTTTGGGCTGCTGACATATCTGACTAACCTGTATTTCAAAATCAGAGAGGACCGTCGTAAGGCGGCACGGGGAGAGTAATTCAATGACTCAAAACTATGAACTGATTGTGAAAGGGATCCGCAATTTTGAGAATAAAGTTACGGTAACTTTAGCGTTACGGGACAAAAAACGCTTTGACGGTGAAATTTTTGACCTGGACATCTCGCTGGACCGTGTTGAAGGTGCCGCGCTGGAGTTTTATGAGGCAGCAGCCAGAAGGAGCATCAGACAGGTCTTCCTGGATGTTGCTGCCGGGTTATGTGAAGGGGATGAGCAGTCGCCGGAAAAGCGCCCCGTAATTTTAGAGGCGCAGGATGTGTTGATAACCTACAGAGGAAAACTACCGGGAATAATTACGGGTTCTCTGAAGAGTCCGCCGAAATGGTAATTTTACCAGCATATTTTTCATCCAGTAATACAGCAAGCCGCCTGAAAGAGTCTTGTTGTTCCTGAGACCATTTGGGATTGCATGATTCAAACTGGATTGATGCCAGCGTTGATTGCATCTGTTCCCTTGGAATTGAGAATGCCAGATATGAGAAGGCGACGGTAAGGGTATTCACGTCTTCCCGAAGCCTGGAAATGCTGTCGAGCAACTCCTGTAGAGAAATGGTGTTATTGTCCATAAATAATCCTCATGATTGTATTGACCTGTTAGCAGCCTGAGGCAACAGGCTGGAACTGATAAACATATCCAGGGCTCAGAAACCGATAAATCCTGATAAATATCCATGAACGCAAAAATCAGATACGGCCTGTCGGCTGCCGTTCTGGCGCTGATTGCCGCTGGTGCGCCTGCGCCTGACATTCTCGACCAGTTTCTGGATGAAAAGGAAGGTAACCACACCACGGCATACCGTGATGGCGCGGGTATCTGGACCATCTGCCGCGGTGCCATCCTGGTGGATGGCAAACCTGTCGTTCCGGGCATGAAGTTGTCGAAGGAAAAATGCGACCGGGTTAACGCCATTGAGCGTGATAAGGCGCTGGCATGGGTGGAGAAAAACATCAAAGTGCCATTGAGCGAACCCCAGAAAGCGGGGATCGCGTCATTCTGTCCGTACAACATTGGTCCCGGTAAGTGTTTCCCGTCGACGTTTTATAAACGAATTAATGCAGGTGATCGCAGGGGAGCGTGTGAGGCGATTCGCTGGTGGATTAAGGACGGTGGCAGAGACTGCCGTATTCGTTCAAACAACTGCTACGGTCAGGTATCCCGTCGTGACCAGGAGAGCGCGCTGGCGTGCTGGGGTATCGACAGATAAGCAGAATATTTTGCTGAAAAATGCGGTTTGCTTACACGGACGGATAACACGAAATCCTGCGAACTGACAAAAACTAAGTGAATAAAAGTAAAAACCCCGTTTGTTGGCTGCAAGCGGGGTTTTGTGTTTCCTGACTCTGGAAAAGTCAAAGGAGAAAGTGTGTTTGATTTTAGCAAACTGATTCGGGAGATTCGAGTGATGGCTGAAAAATTATCCACCTGGAAGTTCATTCTTATCTGGCTGGTGTTTGTGATTATGGCCTCCGGTTATTTCATCGGTCAGATACGCTGGTGGTGAAATGAACCGCGTACTGTGCGTGGTCATCATTGCCCTGCTGGTGGCCTGTGGTGCGCTTAGTCTGGGGCTGAATCATTACCGTGATAACGCCATAACCTACAAAGAGCAGCGCGATAAAAAAGTCAGTGAGCTGGAGCAGGCAAATGCAACCATTACTGATATGCAGCAGCGCCAGCGTGATGTTGCTGCACTTGATGCCAGATACTCGAGGGAATTAGCCGATGCGAGAGCTGAAAATGAAACTCTGCGCGCTGACGTTGCCGCTGGTCGTAAGCGCCTGCGGATCAACGCCACCTGCCCCGGTACCGTGCGTGAAGCCCCCACCACCTCCGGCGTGGATAATGCAACCGGCCCCCGACTGGCAGACACCGCTGAACGGGATTATTTCACTCTCAGAGAGCGGTTGATGCTGATGCAGAAGCAGCTGGAAGTGGCGCAGGAATATATCCGCACTCAGTGCCTGAAATAAGTTTTGCTGATGCGCGGTATTGTCGCCGTATCCCCGCATTAACAGAGACCGCAGCCCGACCGGGAGACTCCTCTGCGCGAGTGTGCGGGGATAATCAAAAACGATACACACCGGGGTTTACCGCGTTAACGGAGCGCGGCGTTGTCCCCTCATAGTCGCCTGTCCGGTGCGATGGTGGAAGAAACTGGACTACATTGAAAATGATAACCATTATCGTTTTTGCGGGTCCTTTCCGGCGATCCGGGCCGTTACGGGGCGGCGACCTCGCGGTTTTTCACTATTTATGAAAATTTTTCAGGGAAAATCGTGTCGGTACTTCTCGAATATAACTTTTTGTTTTTTTTTATATTGCATCCGTAAAGGTCCGACATGAAAGTGTCCGAAAATGCCTTTTTCTGGCGTTTTCATGTCGGGCCTTGTATTTGATAATGGGTTGTTTTCATGAAGGTTAATAAAAAGAGGCTTGCCGAAATTTTCAACGTGGACCCGCGGACGATTGAACGCTGGCAGTCTCAGGGACTCCCTTGCGCCTCCAAAGGTAGTAAGGGCATTGAATCTGTATTTGATACTGCCATGGCAATTCAGTGGTATGCGCAGAGGGAAACTGATATCGAAAACGAAAAGCTCCGCAAAGAACTGGACGATTTGCGTGCGGCAGCGGAGTCAGATTTACAACCCGGCACCATTGACTATGAACGCTACCGGCTCACAAAAGCGCAGGCAGATGCGCAGGAACTGAAAAATGCCCGTGAAGACGGAGTAGTGCTGGAAACTGAACTGTTTACCTTCATTCTGCAACGTGTGGCACAGGAGATTTCGGGGATACTTGTGCGTGTGCCGTTGACATTACAGCGTAAATATCCGGACATTTCACCATCACACCTTGATGTGGTGAAAACTGAAATCGCGAAAGCCTCCAATGTTTCAGCTAAGGCCGGTGAAAACGTGGGCGGGTGGATCGATGATTTCAGACGCGCAGAAGGCAGCTAATGCAGCCGGTGCGATAGCAACAGGGCTTTTATCTCTCATTATTCCTGTTCCACTGACGACAGTTCAGTGGGCCAATAAACATTATTACCTTCCTAAAGAGTCGTCTTATACCCCGGGGCGGTGGGAAACACTGCCGTTTCAGGTTGGCATCATGAACTGTATGGGCAACGATTTGATTCGCACTGTTAACCTGATTAAATCTGCCCGTGTTGGTTATACAAAGATGTTGCTGGGAGTGGAGGCTTATTTTATTGAGCATAAATCACGCAACAGCCTTCTTTTTCAGCCCACGGACTCAGCTGCTGAAGATTTTATGAAATCTCATGTTGAGCCAACGATAAGGGAGGTTCCTGCGTTGCTGGAGCTGGCTCCATGGTTCGGAAGAAAACACCGCGATAATACGCTCACCCTGAAGCGTTTTTCCTCCGGTGTGGGTTTCTGGTGTCTGGGGGGAGCGGCAGCAAAAAACTACCGTGAAAAATCCGTGGATGTGGTCTGTTATGACGAGCTTTCCTCGTTCGAACCGGATGTTGAAAAAGAGGGTTCGCCAACCCTGCTGGGGGATAAACGTATTGAGGGCTCTGTATGGCCCAAATCCATTCGCGGCTCGACTCCTAAAATCAAAGGCTCCTGCCAGATCGAAAAAGCCGCTAACGAGTCGGCACACTTCATGCGTTTTTATGTGCCCTGTCCGCACTGTGGGGAGGAGCAGTATCTGAAATTTGGCGATGAGTCCACGCCTTTTGGGCTTAAATGGGAGAAGGACAGCCCCGAAAGCGTTTTCTACCTCTGTGAGCATCATGGCTGCGTGATCCATCAGTCTGAACTGGACCAGAGTAACGGGCGGTGGATCTGTGAAAACACGGGCATGTGGACCCGTGACGGCCTGACGTTTTTCAGCGCTGCGGGTAATGAAATTCCGCCGCCGCGCTCCATCACTTTCCATATCTGGACGGCGTACAGTCCGTTCACCACCTGGGTACAGATTGTCTATGACTGGCTGGATGCACTGAAAGATCCCAACGGCCTGAAAACCTTTGTGAACACCACGCTGGGCGAGACCTGGGAAGAGGCTGTGGGCGAAAAAATCGATCACCAGGTACTGATGGATAAGGTTGTGCGTTACACGGCGGCGGTGCCTGCCCGGGGGGTTTATCTGACGGCGGGCATTGACTCGCAGCGAAACCGTTTTGAGATGTATGTCTGGGGATGGGCTCCGGGAGAGGAAGCCTTTCTGGTGGATAAAATCATCATTATGGGGCGTCCCGATGAGGAAGAGACGCTGTTACGTGTGGATGCGGCGATCAACAAAAAATACCGCCATGCAGACGGAACCGAAATGACTATTTCCCGTGTCTGCTGGGACATCGGGGGGATCGATGGCGAAATCGTTTATCAGAGGTCAAAAAAACACGGTGTTTTCCGGGTGCTGCCGGTAAAAGGCGCATCTGTCTATGGCAAGCCGGTGATCACCATGCCAAAAACCCGCAATCAGCGGGGCGTGTATCTGTGTGAAGTGGGGACGGACACCGCAAAAGAAATTCTCTATGCCCGTATGAAAGCCGATCCCACGCCTGTGGATGAAGCCACGTCGTATGCCATCCGTTTTCCTGATGATCCGGAGATTTTTTCGCAGACAGAGGCGCAGCAACTGGTCGCGGAAGAGCTTGTGGAGAAGGGGGAAAAAGGAAAGATGCGTCTGCTGTGGGATAACAAAAAGCGGCGTAACGAAGCGCTGGACTGCCTGGTGTATGCCTACGCGGCATTACGTGTGTCCGTGCAACGCTGGCAGCTTGATCTGGCTGTACTGGCAAAATCCCGGGAAGAAGAGACGACCCGGCCAACCCTTAAAGAACTGGCAGCGAAGCTGTCCGGAGGAGTGAATGGTTACAGTCGCTGAACTGCAGGCGCTGCGTCAGGCGCGCCTTGATTTATTAACCGGTAAACGGGTGGTGTCTGTCCAGAAAGATGGTCGCAGAATTGAATATACGGCGGCTTCTCTGGATGAGCTTAACCGGGCGATCAATGATGCGGAGTCGGTACTGGGGACAACCCGGCGTCGCCGTCGTCCGCTGGGAGGGAGGTTATGAAACGAACGCCTGTCCTGATTGATGTGAACGGCGTTCCGCTTCGTGAGAGTCTCAGCTACAACGGGGGCGGTGCAGGATTTGGCGGGCAAATGGCTGAGTGGTTGCCACCGGCGCAGAGTGCCGATGCGGCCCTGCTACCCGCGTTGCGTCTGGGGAATGCCCGGGCAGATGATCTGGTGCGCAATAACGGAATAGCGGCTAATGCGGTGGCTCTGCATAAGGATCACATTGTCGGGCATATGTTTCTGATCAGCTACCGTCCGAACTGGCGCTGGCTGGGGATGCGGGAGACCGCAGCAAAAAGCTTTGTCGATGAGGTGGAGGCGGCCTGGTCGGAATACGCCGAAGGGATGTTTGGCGAGATCGACGTGGAAGGAAAACGCACGTTCACGGAATTTATCCGTGAAGGTGTGGGCGTTCATGCGTTTAACGGCGAAATCTTTGTGCAGCCGGTCTGGGATACGGAAACCACGCAGTTATTCCGTACGCGTTTTAAAGCCGTGAGTCCGAAACGGGTGGACACGCCTGGACACGGTATGGGGAACCGTTTTCTGCGGGCCGGTGTGGAGGTCGATCGATATGGCCGTGCCGTCGCGTACCATATTTGTGAGGACGATTTTCCGTTCTCTGGTAGTGGACGATGGGAACGGATCCCGCGTGAACTTCCCACCGGGCGTCCGGCCATGCTGCATATTTTCGAGCCGGTGGAGGACGGGCAGACCCGTGGGGCTAATCAGTTTTACAGCGTCATGGAACGGCTGAAGATGCTCGATTCCCTGCAGGCAACACAGCTTCAGTCGGCCATAGTGAAGGCGATGTATGCAGCGACGATTGAAAGTGAACTTGATACCGAAAAGGCCTTTGAATATATCGCCGGTGCGCCGCAGGGGCAGAAGGATAATCCGCTTATTAATATTCTGGATAAGTTCTCCACCTGGTATGACACGAATAGCGTGACGCTGGGCGGTGTCAAAATTCCGCACCTTTTCCCCGGTGATGATCTGAAACTTCAGACCGCGCAGGATTCAGACAATGGATTTTCGGCGCTTGAACAGGCGCTGCTGCGGTATATCGCCGCCGGTCTTGGCGTTTCCTACGAACAGTTGTCCCGTGATTACTCGAAGGTCAGTTATTCAAGTGCCCGCGCATCCGCCAATGAGTCGTGGCGCTATTTTATGGGGCGGCGAAAATTTATTGCGTCCCGGCTGGCCACGCAGATGTTTTCCTGCTGGCTGGAAGAGGCACTTCTTCGGGGGATTATTCGTCCGCCACGGGCACGTTTTGATTTTTATCAGGCGCGATCAGCCTGGTCACGGGCTGAGTGGATTGGAGCCGGAAGAATGGCCATTGACGGGCTCAAGGAGGTTCAGGAATCAGTGATGCGCATTGAGGCCGGACTGAGCACGTATGAGAAAGAGCTGGCGCTGATGGGCGAGGATTATCAGGACATTTTCCGCCAGCAGGTCAGGGAATCTGCAGAGCGGGAAAAAGCCGGACTCTCACGTCCGGTGTGGATAGCGCAGGCGTATCAGCAGCAGATAGCGGAGAGTCGCAGGCCGGAAGAGGAGACAACACCACGTGAGACGTAATCTTTCACACATTATTGCCGCAGCATTCAATGAACCGCTGCTTCTGGAGCCCGCCTATGCGCGGGTTTTCTTTTG